CTACGGATACAAAAGATGATGGTGAAAAAGGTCTAGTATCTCAAAACTCATTCCAAGCTCTTAAAGGTTTTGGTACTAACGGTTTTGAAGCAACAACAATCATGATTCAAGATAGCTCTTTAGTTTAAGAGCTTCTAACAGAGGGGTGAAATTCCCCTCACTATTTAACTTTACATTTTATTTATTTTGAGGAAACATAACATGGCTTTTGATATTAAATTGAACAACCTTGCAGAAAAAGCAGAGATCGGGTATAAGTTTGAAGTTAAATTACCAGATGGTAGTTCAACAGGATTCTATATCACAGTGCGAGGTAATCAATCACCAAAGATTAAACAGTTTAGTAAAGAGTTATTTACTAAAACACAAATTAAAGACCAAGTAGCAAAACGCAAAGGTAAGACTGATCAAATTATTGATTTGGATGAAGTAGAACAAACATTAGTTGAGTCAGCAGTAGCTCGTGTAATTACTTGGGAAGGATTAGAAGATGGTGGTAAGGTTGTAGAACCAACTCCAGATAACATCTTACGTTTAATGAAAGAACAAGATTGGATTCGTAAGCAAGTATTAGATGAAAGTGACAACGATGCTTCTTTCATCTAAGCAATATTCTTGATGACTGTATTGAGTATTGCAAATATCAGATTGAATACAATCAGAGAACATCTGACGGATCGACTGTAAATGACCATATCGAGGCAGCTAAGAATAATCCTTTTCTAGCTGCTATGAGTGGAATACAAAACACACTACAAGAAGCTACAGAAAGTGAACCTCCTCAACTTCCTAGTGCTGCTCAATTTGCATGGTCGTATTTCTTACGTCTAAATCAAACGAGGCAGTCTGGAGGTTTTGGAGGTTTTTCTGCTATTAGCTATCAAGAAATGTTAGCATTCTTTACATTAGAAAATACTTTTCCAGAATCCTATGAATTAGAGCTTATCAGGGTTTGGGATAGAATGTGGTTAGAACACTATAATAAAAAAGAAGATAAGCCTTCCAACAAATAAAGAACAAAAGGAAGAAACATGGCTTTAGATTTAGTTAAAATTGGTTTTATTATTTCTGCTACAGGTTTAAAAGATGCTAATACAGAAGTAAATAAGCTTCTTGATAAAGTTGATTCAATTGGAGTTAAGAGTAAAAAATCTGCTACAGAATTTGAGAACAATCAAAAGAAAGTAAAAGAGTCTTCTAAGCAAGTTACAGCCGAAGTTGACAAGACTACAAAAGCTCTTGAAAAGCAGAAAATAATTGGAGATTATTTAGGTAAAGGTTTAGATAAAACTACAGCAGCATCTATTGCTAATTTTCAACAGCTCGGAGCTACGACAGAACAAACTAATAACCTTATAAAGTCTCTAGCAAATAATAAAGGTTTAGTTCAAACACAAAAAGAATTAGCACAATTAGCTAAAATACAAGATGTACAAGCTAAGGCTGTTCAGAATACAGTAAACCAATATGAGAGATTATCAAGAGCTTCGTTAGGTGGAGGTATTCTTGATACTGTAGATCGTCAGAACAAAGGATTACTCAATATGAGTAAGTATTATTCTGAGATAGAAAAGACACAAGCTCATCAGTCTACTAATGTAATGAAAACAGTAAATGAGTTTGAAAAACTGTCCTCCAAATCTTTAGGTGGTGGGGTATTAGATACTATTGACAAACAGAACAAAGGTCTCCAAGAACTAAATAAACAGTACATCGAGATTGAAAAAGTTCAAAACAAACAAGCAGAAAATTCTAAGTCTCTTTTAAAAACTTATGAAGGACTATCTAGTAAATCATTAGGTGGTGGTATATTAGACATTATTGACAGACAGAACAAAGGTCTTCAAGAGTTAAATAAGTATTATCAATCCTTAGAAGATCAGCAAACAAAAGTTGCAAAGACTCAACAAGCTACCCTAGAGAAAGAAATGTCTGCACAGGTAAGGGCTAACCAAGAGCGTCAAAAAGGATTAGCATTAGAGCAAGCTCGATCTAAATTTATTGAACAAGGTTTTGGTAAAACAGATGCAACTCGTTTAGCTCGTTTGGAATTAAGTGGTTCTGATGTTTCAACAGTTAATGCATATAAAAAAGCTATTGATGAAACAAATCGTTCTGTGCAAGCATTAAAACCTTCATTTGATAATGCAACGGTATCACATAGTAAATTATTAGATCAAATTAAAGGTATTGCTGCTTACGCTTTACTTTCAACAGCTATCTATGGTGTAATTACAGCTACAACTTCTCTTGGTGTTGCATCAGCTAAAATGGCAGATGAATATACAGCAATTCAAAACCGTATGAAGTTGTATATTAGTAACGCTGATGAATTAACAAAAGTTAATGCTCAACTTGCTCAATTCTCTGTTGAGAACAACGTTGGATTAAGAGAAACAGCTACACTATTCTCTCGTCTAGTTCCTGCTATGCAAAAGATTGGAGCTAATACAGCAGCAGTTACATCTGTAGTCGATGCTTTTGGTAAATCTATGCGTATTGGTGGAGCTACAGCAATGGAAGCAGCGTCAGCTACTATCCAATTTTCACAGGCTATGGCAGCAGGAAAGCTCGCTGGAGACGAATTTAGAAGCATAAGCGAGGCATCACCACGCTTCTTAAAAGCAATTGCTGAAGGTAGCGGTATTGCTGCTGAGAAACTAAAAGACATGTCTGCTGTTGGAGCTTTAACAACTGAAGTTATCTCTAAAGCGCTCCTTAAAGAGTACCCTAAACTTATTGAAGAAAATAAGAAATTAGGTGTAACAATGGAACAAGGTGCTAATGCTATCAAAACAGGATTCATGGTAGCTGTAGGTGAGTTTAACGAAGGTGCAGGATTAACACAAGCTCTTGGTGAATCTATGATGGATTTAGCTAAGAGTTTATTTACTGTTGGTCAGAATGCTCGTGAAATGGGTAAAGAAGTAAAAGCTTGGTTTAGTGATAATGCTTCTTCTATTCAGAATGTAATTGAAGCTTTCAAAGTATTAGCTACAGTTATTGCTTCTCGTTATGTAGCAGCTATTATTTTAGCTCGTGTTGAAAGTATGCGCTATCAAGCTACTCTATTAACAATGGCAGCAGCACAAGCTGGTGTTACTAGATCAGCTACAATTATGTCAGTAGCTCTTGCTGGTATTGGTAATACAATGAAAGGTATTTTATCTTTCTTTGGTGGTTGGGTTGGTTTAGCTCTTACAGTTGCAGGAACAGTTGCTTCTTATGTGCTATTCAATAAAGAATCTGAAAAGACAACAGAATCACTTCGTAAAGAAGGTGAAAGTATTGACCAAACAATTGCTAAATACAAAGAGTTAAATTCAATTCAACAAGAAAAAACATTAGTTGAAGAACGCAAAAATTTAGCAAATTTAACTAAGTCTTATGAAGATCAAAAAGAAGCACTCATTTCAAATGTAACCCAAATGAAGTGGTTCAATATGATGTCTAGTTCTCAAGAAAAAGCATTAGATGCTGTAGCTGAAAAGTACAAAAAAGGACAAATAACCCTTAAACAGTTCTCAGACATTATCAGTGCATCATCAGGATTAACACAAGATAGTAAGGATAAGTTTAAGTTACTTGCTGGTGAAGTTGATGATACTGGTAAAAAAGCAAATGATTCTAAAGACCTTATAAAAGCTCTTGGTTTGGCTGCCAAAGATGCTGGTAATGAAGCTACAATTGCTGGAAGTAAATTTGATAAGTTCTTGATGGATGCTAAAACTCAAGTTGACACTAATAAGTTAGCTTTGCGTTATATGAAAGCTTTCAATCTTGATCAAACAAAAGCTATTGATCTAGCTAAAATAGACTTAGCATTACGCCAACAAGGTAAGAATGCTACAATGGATCATGTTAAAGCTCTACAAGCACAACAAGCAACTGAAGAAGCAATGTCTGATGTAACTAAAGCTCGTAACAAAGCAGATAAAGATTCGGCTAAACTTAAGAAAGATGCTGATAAAGATTTGAAGAAATTCCAAAATCAAGTTGTTGAAATGACAACTTATTATGATGTTCTTAAAAATGTAAATAACTTAGATGTTGCTCGTATTGCTAGTCAAAAAGAGTATATTAATATTTACAAAGGTAATCTTGCTGTTGCTACTGAGTTAGCTAACATTCAAGAAATGACTCGTAGAGAAGAAAATCGTCAAGAGTATACTAAATCTTTAAGAGATCAGGTTGAGCAATTATCTGTTATTGCAGGCTTAACTGAAGCTGGGGCGGATTACGAAACAGCTAGAGCTTTAGCTGCTGCTGGATTTGTTAATGACGCTAAAGGAAGAGCTGCTGCTGAAAAGACAATAATGAATACCTTAACTGGTCAATCATTTGCTTTGTCAGATCAAATAACTGATCAAGAGACTTTAAATCGTTATCTAAAAGAAGGTATGGGATTAGAAGAAGCAAGATTTAAAGTTGCTTTATCTAGGATTGCTAAGTTAAGTGGTGGTAAAAACGTCTTTGGTACGTTTGGAGAAGATTTTGAAAATACTATGAAATTGTTGCGTGAAAAACGTGCAACAGAAGCGTCACAACTCAAAATTAATTCTTTGAACAGAGAAGCTGACTTACTTACAACTAGTATGGCATTTAGTTATACAGCAGCAAGTCTAGCAGCAGCTAAATTATCAGCTTCAACTCAAGGTTTGTTGTACAGCCAAGCTGAAATACAACTGACGAAACAGAACGAAGTTGATCTAATTACTGAGCAATACGAAATCTCATTGAAGATAAGTAGTTTGTTATCTCAAGATAGTGAAGTAATGAGAGATATTAAATCTCAAAACACAACAATCTTAGAAGTAGATGCACAGCGTTTAGAGACAGCTAGAAAACTTTTAGAGATTACTGAAGCATATTCAGCTAAACAACAAGAACAGAAAAAGAACCCTTTTGGGGATTTCAGTAATGTTAATTTTGATGTGTTTGGTGATATTGGTAATCCATTCAAAGAAGCTTTTGATGGTTTAAATGCTCTTATCTATGGTATGACATCATTAGATGAAAAGATCAAAGTTGTAAGAGATTCTACTCGTCAATATCAAGCTGAAGCTGAATTAGCCAGTCTTTCTGGACAAACTGATAAAGCTAAAGAGATGTTAGATCTAGCTAATAAACAACTTGTTTTAGAAAAAGATTTACAGAAGCAAAAAGCTGAAACTGTAGATATTGCTTACGGACAAGGATTGAAGTTTGCTAAATCATTTTTCAAAGAAGAAAGCAAAGGTTATAAGATCATCAGTGCTTTAGAAATGGTATTACAAGCTAAGAAAATTGCATTTGCTATTTGGGAAAAGAAAGATACAATAGCAAAATATGCGTTAGAGCTAAAAGGTATGTTAATTTCTGCTGCTACATTTGTCACAACAACAGGAACTAAACTTGCTGCACAAATGGGGTTAAACGTTGCTAAAGGAACTGAAGCTGTCTTGAATCAAGGTAGTGGTGATCCTTACACAGCATTCCCTCGTATGGCTGCTATGGCTGCTGTTGTAGCTGCTTTAGGTGTAGCTATTGGTAGTGTATCAGGAGGAAGCTCAGGAAGCTTCTCAGCAGCGAATACAGGCTCAGGAACAGTGTTTGGAGATACAGAAGCACAATCCGCTAGTATTAAAAACTCTATTGAATTGCTTTCTAAGAATAGCGATTTAATGTTACCTCTTACTTCAGCAATGTTAGCTTCTTTGAAGAACATTGAAAGTAATATTGGTGGTGTAACTAACTTAATTATTCGTGGAGCTACAGGTAAAGGTTTTAATATTACAGAAGGCTTTAGTTCAAATGTTGTTGGTAAGATTTTTGAGAAAGTGGGTAACTCATTTGGTGATTTAGATTTCTTAGGTATTGGTAAAACTATTGGTAATTTCTTAGGTAGTCTATTTGGCTCT